CCTAGCCGCCGAGATGCTAGCTTAGTAATGGGCCAGATGTTACCTAATGGCAAAATAGGCTTAGCTGTACTAGAAACTTACAGCTCTCAGGTAGCAGTAGATGAAGTGGTAATAGCAGCTAGTATTAAAAAATGGGCCGATATGTACTACCCGCGTTTAGTTTGTTACGACAAATACACTACTGCCAGTATTGCTCAAAGGCTACAAAATGCAGGCGTACAGACCCGGGACGTATCGGGGCAGAGCTTTTACCAAGCCTGTAGCGATATGTACGATGCTTTAGTAAATGACCGCCTGCGCCACAGCGGGCAAGATGCGCTTATACAACAAATGGCTAACTGCGCGGCTAAACAAACCCCGGACGCGTGGCGTATTGTTAGGCGCAAATCTGCCGGGCCTGTAGATATACCTATTGGGCTAGCTATGGTGATACATATATTGGCGCAACCTGTAGCAGAGGCTAAAGTATATGTTTAGACACGCCCAAAGCTAAACTCTCTACCTATACTTGACTTTTAGGCAATAATGCCCCTATGGGATTACTACAAACTATAGGTTTGCGTAAAAAAGACGTAGAGGCGCAATTATCGCCGCCTATTATGGCCCAAACTTACGGCGCTGGTGTTTATAGTTTTGGCGGTTTATACAATACAAGCGGCGTACCGTTTATAGATAGAAACTTAGCGCTGCAAGTACCGGCGGTAAGTAGATGCCGTAACTTAATATGTGGAGTAATTGCAAGTATAGATTTAGAGCTAATACAAAAAAGTACAGGCCGTAAATTACAAACGCCTGTTTGGCTAGACCAACCAGACATAAGACAACCACGCAGCGTAACAATTAGCTACACGGTAGACAGTTTATTGCTATATGGAGTTGCCTATTGGCGCGTTACAAGTTTGTATGAAGATGACGGCAGACCTAGCGGGTTTGAGTGGGTAGCTAATACACGCGTTACGGTAACTACAGACCAATACGGTGATGAAGTAGATTACTACTCTGTAAATGGTGTACGCGTACCAGATAGCGGCGTAGGCTCTTTAGTAACTTTCCAGAGTTTATTACCCGGCGTATTAGAAACAGGCGGGCGTACAATTCAAGCGGCGTTAGATATACAAAAAGCGGCAAGCGTTGCAGCTGCTACACCTATGGCTACAGGTTTTATTAAGAATAGTGGGGCAGATTTACCAGAGGCACAAATACAAGGGCTGTTAGCTAGCTGGAAAGCGGCGCGTAACTCACGCAGCACAGCTTATTTAACTAGCACGTTAGATTATCAAACTGTCGGTTACTCACCTAAAGAAATGATGTATAACGAGGCATCACAGTATTTAGCTACAGAGATAGCGCGTTTAATGAACGTACCGGCATATTACATAAGCGCGGATATGAATAACTCAATGACTTACCAAAATATCATAGACGGGCGCAAAGAGTTTGTAGCTTACTCATTACAGCCGTTTATTAGCGCTATTGAAAACCGTTTAAGTATGGACGATATTACGCGCCGTGGTAATCAGGTACGTTTTGCACTTGATGAAACATTTTTACGCGCTGATACTTTGGCGCGTTTGGAAGCTATAGAAAAAATGCTTAATCTAGGTTTAATTGACTTAGAGCAGGCGCAAAGTATGGAGGAATTAAGCCCCACCGGACTAACAGAGAGGCCCACAAATGCTATTAACATTTAGCGGCAACATAGAGGCAGTAGATAACGGAGAACGTAGAACCATAGCAGGCAAAATCGCCCCGTACGGAGAAGTAGGCAACACAAGCGCCGGGCGCGTAGTGTTTGCAGAAAACTCTATAAAAATACCAGAGCCAAGCAAAGTAAAACTTTTAATGCAACACGATAACAGCAAGCCGGTAGGCCGTATGCAAACGGTTACAAGTAATAAGAGCGGGCTATATGGCAGCTTTAAGGTTAGTGCTAGCACAAGGGGTAGCGATGCAATTTTGCTAGCACAGGAAAAATTAATGGACGGCCTTAGTGTAGGTGTTGAGGTAGAGGACTCACGCCAAGAAAAAGATTATTTATTAGTTTTATCTGCTACGTTAAAAGAGGTATCTCTAGTAGAAAGCGCGGCATTTCCAAGCGCCGCGGTTATGAAAATTGCTGCTAATGAAAACGCAGTAGATGAAAACCAACCAAAAGAAACCAAAGGAGAAACCGTGGATAAAGCCCCGGACGAAGTAGCAGCGGAAGGCACTTACCTGCCAGACGGTGCAACAGTAACGCTAAAAAGCGTTAGCTATAAAGATGATGAAGCCGAGGGCGCTACTCAACCAGTAGAAGCCGCGCGCAGAATTATTAAGCCAAGTGCATTAAACTCACAAAGAGTACGCACACCTATTGTAAATATGGGTGCATACACAGAGCATAAAATTAAAGCTGCTTTAGGTGATGAAACTAGCCGTCTATATGTAACAGCGGCAGATGACGATTTTTCTACAAACCCTGCATTTAATCCAACACAGTACCTAACAGAGTTTGTAACTAATACACGTTTTGGCACGCCTGCTATTGATGCTTGCTCACAAGGTACATTACCTGCTAGCGGTATGACCATAAGCGTACCCTCATTGGTTACGTCAGCCGGTGGACAGGCAGGCGTAGCACCTGTAGTAACAGTTGAAGCTGAGGGCGGCGCTGTTCAAAATACAGGTATGGTTACACAGTATTTAAGTGGAACTGTGAGCAAGTACTCAGGTATGAATACCCTGAGTGTTGAGTTGCTTTCAAGGTCAGAACCGAATTTTTATGCTGAGCTTACACAGCAACTCCAAAACGCTTACCTAAAGACTATTGATACTGCCGTACTAACTGCACTACTTGCAGCAGGTATGAACGGTACAAGCACTACAGCCGACCTAGACGGTATTGTAGATTTTGCAGCTGAAGGCGCACAAACCATTTACACAAATACCGGATACTTTGCGACAAATTACCTAGCTAACCCTGCACAATGGGGCGCTCTAATTTCAGCGCAAGACACTACAAAGCGACCAGTATTTACAGCTTTGCAGCCAATGAACGCAGCGGGTCAGGTTGCACCTACCTCTATCCGCGGCTCTGTATTGGGTCTAGACCTATATGTAGATAAAAACTTTACTGCTACTACGTTTGATGATGATAGCGCTATCATTTTAGCGCCAGAAGCATTTACTGTTTATCGTAGCCCACAGGCTTATATGTCTGTAAACGTAGTATCAAATCTACAAGTACAGGTAGCTATTTATGGCTTTATGGCAACTATTGCCAAAATGCCTAACGGTATTATCAAGTACAAGAAAACCTGATAAATAACTAACTAATAGTCTGGCAGGGCCTTAGCCCTTTGGCTCTGCCAGACCTACCAAGAAAGGTACAAATATGCCGGCTACTTACGTTACCGCTGCTACATTAAAAGCGTCTTTAGGTGTTGGCACTTTGTACGATAGCTACACTTGGATAGAGGACACCTGCCAAGCCGCGCAAGATTTAATTAACGGGTTTTTATGGTTTGACTCTGCCCCGGTAGTGGGAACTGCATTAGTAAACAATGTAGCTACCGTGATGATAGCCAACCCCGGCCTGTTTACTACTGGTCAATCCGTTACTGTAGCCGGGGCTGGCAGTACTTTTAACGGCACTTATACAATTACCGGCACAATACCGTTTAGCGCTGGCACAAGTAATTTATTACCAGCTTTTAATTTTCAACTTAATTATTACCAATACCCACAGGGTTTTAGTTTTATACAGTATGCAAAAACGGCAGCTGACCAAAACTTTAGACGTGTATTACCTAGCGGCACTATGACGGGTGATGATACAAAAACACAGGCTTACGCTAATACGCCTGCTATAAACGCAGCTGCACTTATGTTAGCTGAGAATATCTGGACTAGCCGTTTTAGCACACAAAACGGCGGCGTAAGCGTAGACGGTTACAGCCCTAGCCCGTTTAAGATGAGTAATACTTTAATGGCATCTATACGCGGTTTGTTAGCGCCGTACTTATCACCTAACGCTATGGTGGGATAATGCCTACAGCCGCCATAACTACATTACGCAGCACTATAGCCGCTGCCTTAGCTAATAACGCTGTTTGGAGTACGTTTAGCTACCCGCCAAGTAACGTAGTTGCTAACAGCGTAGTGGTAGCCCCGGCAGACCCCTATTTGACCCCTAGCAATAACTCACAAGCCGGCATTTCACCGCTTGCTAATTTTAAGATAATTATGACCGTGCCAATGTTTGATAATCAAGGCAACCTACAAGGCATAGAGGACACAATAGTAGCCGTGTTTAATAAATTGGCTGCTAGCTCTATTGTATTTAATGTTACCGCTGTAACTGCACCTAGCGTTTTATCATTACCTAGCGGTGATTTACTAACAAGTGATTTACAAATATCCGTACTAACGAGCTGGAGCTAAAATGGCACTTACAGAGGCAGATAAAGCGTTTCTAATCAAGATAGGGCAAGAATTGCCTAAAGAGGTTAAAGAAACAAAGAAAAAAGAAACACCCGTAGAAACACCGACACAAGAAACAGAGGTATAACAAATGGCAATTTTCCTATCTAATGGCGTAGTAGTTACGCTTAATAGCGTGGACTTATCAGACCACGTTACTAGCGCAACTATTAACCGCGCGTTTGATGAGCTTGAAGTAACAGCTATGGGCGATACCGCGCATAAGTTTGTTAAAGGTTTGGAAGCTAGCACTATTACGCTTGATTTTCTAAACGATACTGCAACCGGTGAAGTACTACAGACTTTGCAGGCTGCTTGGGGTACAACCGTGCCACTAACGCTAAAACAAACTAGCGCCGCGGTTTCCGCTACTAATCCAGAATATCAAACCACAGTATTAGTTAATAACACTACAGATATTAACGGCGCTGTTGGCGATATTTCTACACAGAGTATTACATTTACCTGTAACTCAGCTATCGTAGTAGACACCACACCATAACCAACTAGACAAAGGGGCACACAATGGCAAAACTTAAAATAACAAGGGCAGACGGAAGCGTAACCGAGCATAAGATTACACCCCGTATTGAGTACGCCTTTGAACTGTATGCTAAAAAAGGTTTTCATAAAGCCTTTAGAGATGATGAAAAGCAAAGTGATGTCTACTGGCTTGCTTGGGAGTGTTTACGCACTAGCGGGGAAGTAGTAAAAAGTTTTGGGGCAGAGTTTTTAGAAACCTTAGCTAAAGTTGAGGTACTAGATGATGACCCTTTGGAATAGTGGGGCGTGGTAGCTTTGGCTATCTAATCGCACAAATAGCGGTAGAAACCGGCATAGCGCCCCAATATTTATTAGATTTAGATGATGTAATGTTTAAGAATATATTAAAAGTTTTAACCGATAGAGCAAAGGCGGTGCAAGATGCCAACAGAGGTAGAAAACGCCCTAGAGCTTAGACTTGCACTAAAAAAGTTTATGCCAGATTTAGGTAAAGAAACTCAAAATGAAATGGCTAATGCGCTGCGCCCTGTAGTAGCTAGAGCTAGAGGCTTTATACCGGCAGACGCACAATTACTAAGCGGGTGGGTAAAAGAAACAGCTAGTATAGATACAAGTAATTATAGAGCGTTCCCTACTTTTAATAGTAGTGATGCTAAGCGCGGTTTGGGTTACAGAGTTACACCGTCTAAACCTAACAAATCGGGTTATGTATCTTTAGCTAGAGTACAACAAACTAACGCCGGCGGTGCAATATATGAAACTGCCGGGCGCTTAAACCGAGATGGCAGAACACAAGGCACAAGCAAAGATAGCTCTAAGAGCTTAAACCCTAATGCTGGTAAACAATTTATAGACAATTTGAACGGTACAGGTAAATTAGTCAATGCTAGGCCTAAAGGTATGGTAGGCAGCCCTAGCCGTAAACAAACAGGCCGCGCTATGTATAGAGCGTGGGCAGAGGACAACGGCGTAGCTAATGCAGCTGTAATCAAAGCTATAGAAAATGCCAAAGTAAAGTTTGAAGAAAAAATGGCTGCATAATGGCTACTGAATTACTAATAAATATAGTTAGCCAAGCTACGGGCAAAGGCTTTTTAGAATCTGAAAAAGCGGTAAACAAGTTAGAAAAAAAGGTAAAAAGTTTAGGTAAAACTTTAGGTGTAAGCCTAGCTGCCGGCGCTGCATTAAAGTTTAGCAAAACGTTTATTAAAGCCTTTGCAGAGGACGAAAAAGCGGCAGTAAGATTAAACAGAGCTGTAGAAAATTTAGGCATAGGTTTTGCTAACCCGTCTATTACTAAGTTTATTGCAGACCTAGAAAGAACCTCTGCTATAGCAGATGATGTTTTAAGGCCAGCATTTCAAAATCTTTTAAGTACTACAGGCTCATTAACTAAATCACAAGAATTATTAAACAAAGCTATAACAATTAGCCGAGGCACGGGAATAGATTTAGCTACGGTTACAGATGACCTAACTAAAGCCTATGTAGGACAAACTAAAGGTTTATCAAAATATAAGACAGGTTTAACCTCAGCTGAGCTAGCTACTAAATCATTTTCAGAAATTGTAGGCATAATCTTAACGGCTAATTTAGGTGCAGCTGAGGATTACTTAGACACTACAGCATTTAAGATGGACGTTTTAACTTTAGCAACTGGCAACGCGCAAGAAATTATAGGCGGCGGCCTAGTAGATGCGTTAGGCAATTTTGCCGGCAGCGGTGAGGCTAGTGATGCACAATTTGTTATAGAGCAATTATCTACAGGTTTTGCTAACTTATTGAAATTAGGCGGTACGGTTTTAGGCTTTTTAGCGCGTATTCCAGAGTTTGGTTTTAGAGCTGTAGGTTTAGGTGAAATGTACGAAAGACCAAAACCTAAACCTAAAACTGAGGACGCATTTACAATAAGACAAAAAGAATTACTAGCTAAACTAGAAAAAGCCGCGGTAGACCGTGCTAAAAAATTAGCAGAGCTTGCTAAAAAACAAGCTAATGCTGAGATATTAAAACGCAAAGAAAAAGAAAGACAGGCCAAGTTAGATAAGGCTGCCTTAGCTTTAGGCAAGGGTGAAGATGTATTTGACCTAGACAAAATACAAGTACAGGCAGCGCTATTAGCTAAGCAAGAAGAAATAAATAAACTAGGTGTAAATGCTACAGACCAACAAAAACTACAGCTAGCTAATGACCTAACGCGCTTATCTATTAAGCAAACTATGGCTGAATTAGAGGACGCTATAGCGGCAGCGCAAGCGGCAACTACTGAAAAAGAAAAAGAATTAGCAGTAGCAGAGGCGCAACGCCTAGCCAAAAAGCTAAATATGGATTTAGCCGTTTTAGGCGCGTTGCAAGGCCAAGAGTTTAAGTTAAAAGATATAGAAAAAATCTACGATAAGTTTATGCCTAAAGCGCTGATAGATTTGAAAAACTTGCAAGATGCTTTAGATTTATTGTTAAAAATGGCAGGTATAAAAATAACACCTCTAATACCGGGTACTGGCGCTGGAGCAGCTGGCGGCGGCGGCGGCGGCGGTGGTGGTGGAGGCGGCGGCGGTGGTGGTGGTGGCGGCGGCGGCGCTGGCAGTTTAGCTAGCCAAGTAGCTACACTAACTAGTTTACGCGCTGCTACTAGCACCGGCACGGGTATTAACTTTTTATTAAAAGAGCATATAGATACGCTTACAGATGCTATGGCTACTAACGCTCTAAATGTGTTAGGTGATGAGCAAGCAAGATTAAGAGCTATGGGCGTGTTTGATACACCGGGTATAGGCCCGGGCTCTAGCTTTGACCCTGCCCGTGTCCGTATGCGTGATGAACCTATACGCATAGAAATTGTAGATAAAACTAGCGGCCTTATTGAAGTGGTACAAAACGCAGTTATAGAAAATACCCGCTATGGTAATTCTTTAACTTATAGTGGAAATCTAACGGCTATATGACCTTACCTACAATAAACGCAGTAATTAACTTTAGTACCGGGCCAAGTTTTGCTCAGGCTATGATTTTAGATGAAGGCATATTAGATACAAATATATTAGCTGATAGCGCCGCTGTAATTGTAGATGTATCTAACGTAGTAGATAGCATACAAACTAAAAGAGGCCGTAACGCGCAAGCTGATAGATTTCAAACCGGCACACTTACGTTACGCATAGTAGACCAAAACGGTGATTTTAACCCTCAAAACCCTAATAGCCCTTATTTTGGTTTGCTTGACCCTATGCGTAAAGTAGCTATATCTGCTACCTATAACAGCGTTACTTACCCTATATTTAGCGGCTTTATTACTAGCTATAACACTACTACGCCACAAAATGCGTTAGACGTTGTATATACCACAATAACGGCGGTAGATGCGTTTAGACTTGCCCAAAACGCACAAATAGCTACGGTAGCAGGGGCTAGCGCCGGCGACTTATCCGGCACACGCATTAACCAGATTTTAGACCAGATAGGCTGGCCTGCCTCTATGCGTGATGTAGACGCGGGGCTAACTACTTTGCAGGCAGACCCCGGCACGGCCCGTACCAGCCTTGCAGCTATGGAAACCGTAACTATAAGTGAGTATGGCGCGCTATATGTAGATGCTAGCGGCTCATTTGTATTTCAAGATAGAAACGTAACTACGGCAAGCATAGGCGGCACACCTATTGTGTTTAACGATAACGGGCAAGATATAGGCTACTTTGACGCTGTTTGGCGGCTAGATGATACGTTAATTTACAATGAGGCTAGCATTACCCGTACAGGTGGAACGGCACAAGTAGCTACAGATGCAGCAAGTATTGCTAAGTATTTTGCTCACAGCTATAACCAACAAAACCTACTAATGCAGACAGACGCAGTAGCCCTAGATTACGCTAAAGCCTATGTAGCTAGCCGTAAAGAAACCTCTATTAGATGTGATGCCATTACCCTAGATTTATACACAGATAACTATAATGCCGGCATAATCGCAGCCCTAGATTTAGATTTTTTTGACCCTATAACTATTACTACAAACCAACCGGGCTCATCTACTTTAACTAAAACTTTACAGGTGTTTGGCGTAGCTATGGCAATTACGCCTAACAGCTGGAAAACGACACTAACCACACTAGAGCCGATAATAGACGGCTTTATACTAGACTCAAGCCTATACGGGGTGCTAGACACCGGCGTATTGGCCTATTAGGGGGAACAATGGCAGCGGGCTTAGGATTTAAGACCTTTACCACAGGTGAGGTTTTAACAGCCGCCGATGTAAACGGCTATTTAATGCAAGGCGTATTAGTTTTTGCTAGCGCAGCGGCGCGCACCAGCGCCATAACTTCTCCACAAGAAGGGCAATATTCTTTCTTAAAAGATACAAACGCCTTAGAGTATTATGACGGGGCGGCGTGGGTTGGCGCACCGGTTGGAGATATTACTGGCATCACTACCGGTACTGACTCTGGCCTATCAGGCGGCGTTACTAGCGGTACAGCTATATTAAGATTAAAGCTAGAGTTTGATGCAGAAACAGGCACTACATATACCTTAGTAGCAGGCAACCTTAACCAGCTGGTAACACTTAACAATGCAAGCTCAATTACTTTAACTGTACCACCAAGCGTTTTTAGCGCAGGTGATGTAATAAATATAGCGCAGATAGGCGCAGGCCAAGTAACCCTAGCGCAAGGTGCAGGCGTAACTATTAACTCAACTGGTGCAACGGCAACAGCTCCCAAACTACGCGCAAGATATAGCGCAGCTAGCATTATCTGCACCGCATCAAACACCTTCTTGGTAGTTGGGGATATTGCGTAGTGAACATTTTAGGCATTATTGCTTCATCTAAATTAACCGCCGTGCCAATAACAGTAGATTATTTAGTTATTGCTGGCGGGGGCGGTGGTGGAGATTTAAGATTAGGTGGTGGTGGCGGTGCTGGTGGATTTCGCTGTACCGTAACTGCAACAGGTGGGGGCGGTAGTTTAGAGTCTGCTTTATCTTTAACTACAAACGCTAATTACACAGTAACAGTTGGAGCCGGGGGGGCAGGTAATACAAGCGGCGATGGTGCTAACGGCAGTAATAGCGTATTTTCTACAATTACGTCTATTGGTGGCGGTGGTGGAACTTATGGCTCTACTGGAAAAACTGGCGGTTCTGGTGGCGGTGCTGGTGCAAATAGTGGGGCAAATAATGGTGGCGCTGGAACTGCAAATCAGGGTTATGCAGGTGGCTCGGCTACTGGTAGCGGTGGTGAAGCAACTTACGCTGGCGGTGGCGGTGGTGGCGCTGGCGCCGTAGGTGCTAATGCAACAGTTGGAAGTAATGCAGCTTCCGGTGGTGGCGGTAATGGTGTTGCTACTGCAATAAGTGGTAGCTCAGTAACTTATGCCGGCGGTGGTGGCGGTGGTATGAGCAGTAATTCTAGTGGAACTGTTGGCGGCGGTGGCACAGGTGGCGGCGGTTCTGGCGGCAAAGGTGCTAATGGAGTTGCTGGAAGTGCTAACACAGGCGGGGGCGGTGGTGCTGCTGGTATCAGTTCAGGTACTAATTTTATCGGTGGTAATGGCGGTTCAGGTGTAGTAATTTTGCGTTATGCAGACACATTAACAATTACTATAGGGGCAGGTTTGACGGGTACAACAAGCGGAGCAAGCGGCGGTTACAAACGAACAACCCTAACAGCTGGCACGGGAAATGTAAGTTGGGCATAATGGCACATTACGCATTTTTAAATCAAAACAATGTAGTAACGGAAATTATTACAGGCATTGATGAAAGTGAATTAATTGAAGGTTTAGACCCAGAAACTTGGTATGCTAATTTTAGAGGTCAAACTTGTAAGCGCACGTCATACAATAACAAAATACGCAAGCAATATGCAGGCATCGGCTATACCTATGATGAGGTTAATGATGTATTTATAGCGCCACAGCCTTACCCTAGCTGGAGTTTAGATAATAATTTTAATTGGCAACCGCCAATACCCAAACCGGAAGGTTTTAATTGGTATTGGTCAGAAAAAAGTTTAGAGTGGATAGATGCTACAGAGCTATAACGGCTGGCCTGCTAGCAAAGACCCGGCAGAAATTGGCATAAAGAGTTACGCAGTACCCGGCACTAATAGAAAACTTAGATGCGCTGAGGCTGTAGCACCTTTGCTAGTAGGTTTTGCCACTGAGTTTCACGCTCTAATAGAGCCGATAGATGAGGGCGCTTTAGATGAGTGGGGTTACGCTTTCCGTATGGTACGCGGTACTACAGATAAATTAAGTTGCCATAGTAGCGGTACAGCTATAGACCTTAACGCGACCAAACACCCGTTAGCAGCTGTAGGCACTTTCCCGGCTGATAAAGTACCTATGATTAGAGCTTTAGCTAAAAAATACGGCCTAACGTGGGGCGGTGATTACCGTAACCGTAAAGATGAAATGCACTTTGAAATAACGGTAAATGCAGAGAAAGCCGCTAAGATTATTGCAAAGTTAGGATTAACAAATGCCAATTAGCACACAGGTAACCGTAACCGACACCCCAAGCATTATTGCCGCTGCTGCCAATTCTTACCAAAATATCTATTTACATAATTTAGGCGGTGGAGCTATTTATATTGGCGGCCCAAACGTAACTATAAATAACGGCTATAAGCTAGATAATGGCGATACCCTAAGCCTAATTATTGGAGATTTAGAGGCACTTTATGGCGTTACCGCTGCCGGAACTCATACGGTATCGGTACTTGCACAAAAATAACTAAGGGGCATTTAGGATAGACAAATGAATAAAAAGCAATTACAGGCAGCTGCCTACAGCTATGGACGTGCCGCGCTAGCAAGCGTTGCAGCCCTATACATATCCGGTATAACAGACCCTAAAGTATTGGCTAATGCCTTTCTAGCCGGTCTTATCGGGCCATTTCTAAAGGCTCTACAGCCTAATGAGAAACAGTTTGGCGTAGGCGCTAAATAATGAATGAAGCCCAAACCCTACTAGCGGTAGCGCTAGGTATCTGTAGCCTTGCAGCGGTGGGGGTTGGGCTTGTACGCCATTTAGTTAAGTTTTATTTATCAGAGCTGAGGCCAGACGGTAACGGCGGGCATAACCTTAGAGGCCGTGTTGAGCGTATAGAGGGCCAAGTAGACCGTATTTATGAAATGTTATTAGAGGATAGATTAAAGCGCTAGCGTGTCGCGTTGCCTTATGTCGGTGTTAGGGCTCATACTTTTACTACACGCTGAGAGGGCTACTTAGTGTAGTAGTTTTATCAGCCTTAACAAAGGGTAAAATATGTTAGCTGATATAGCAGTAATTACATTAACTGTACTGATAGTAGGGCTATTTATGTTAGCTGCCTATAGGACGGGATATCGTGAGGGCCACGGGGACGGTTACCTAAGAGGGCGCAATATAGCTAAGGCGCTTAAAGAGGTTACAAAATGAGTTTCTTAGACGGGTACGAGGACGTAAACGCAAGAATTAAAAGAGCCCGGGCTGAGTTTCCCGGGTTACGTTTAGTAGCGTTTATAGAGGACATAGACCTAAAAAACGGTTATATTTTAATTAGGGCTGAGGCCTATAAAAACTACGAGGACGAAAAACCAAGCGCGGTAGATTATGCGTTAGAGGTAAGGTCAGACCGTGGCGTAAATGCTAATTTTTGGGTAGAGAATTGCGTTACCTCTGCCTATGGGCGCGTTATTGGCTTGCTAACGCCGGGCGGTGCAGGTAGACCTACAAGGCAAGATATGGAGAAGGTAGA